ACGTTCTTAGCATCACTAAATTTGTACAACTTAGCAAACAAGCCGATACCTGACATAGCACCTTTGACAACTTCAAAGCGAACTTTCTTGCTTGCAAGTCTGTCAAACATACTTGCCTTTTCCATTTGTAAGTTGACACCGTGTGACTTACCGATACCTGCAGGACCTGTCACAATCATAGCACGTATATCACCACTGATACATGCCTTAGACATTTCATCAAGTACTGAAAAACGTGAAGCAATACGGTCCATTGCTTGTTCATCAGTTTCTTTTACTACTTCTTTTCTAAATTCTACTGTATTTGCTAACACTTGCTCTCCATTCAAAAATTCAATATTGTTAATCGTATCTACTAAGATTTTAATCTCAGCACTACGGCCCGGGAATTGACCATCATTTTTAACAGTCACATAACTACCTTTTTTACCTGTCTGAAAACCCTTGACAAGTGTAAACACTTCACCTTTAACTGCTTCATTGCGATAAGAACCTGACAAAATGCGAATCGTTGACATAGCTTCTCCTGTGTGTTAATCAATCAATACAAGTATTATAGCACGAATGCCATTTATTGTCAAATTAAGCTACCTTGCGAAAGTACATATAGGGCAAGCCCAATGTATAGCACAAGTACTCATCATCACCCTGAGTGTCCTCAGCTTCGTGGATCCAGCGCATTGCTGTTGCACGGTCCTTAGCACCTGAAAAGATCAGGTCATCGATCCTTTTCTCAAAAGAGAAAATTGCATGTTGCTCTGCCGCAATGCGGATCTTTTCTTCGGCTTCAATAGCTACACCAAGGCCTTCAAACTCAGCTTCAAAATCTTTAAGGGTCCAGTGTGAGGTGTCAACACCACGGGGGCGAACACCGTAAGCGTCCTTGTACATGTCCCAGTAAAGTTCCCGGGCTTGTTCCAATTGTGTCAACTCTTCCCAAGATTTGAATTCTGTAGTCATTTCCGAGTCCTTTTCTTTACTGTCTAAGATTCTATTATAGCGCCAAATCCATTTATTGTCAAATTTTGGCTATCAAATTAGCATGAATTTCGTTCATTTCCGACTGTTCTACATAGAAATCGGATCTAGGATCATAGTACTGGCCTTCTTTGTTGTCATAATACAACACTCTACCGGAGAAATTAAACGGTCCTTCTAGACCACGGCGTGGACCATATTTGGTACGCATTTCGTCCATCTGATATTTGTCGGCAACAACTTTGTAACCCATAAGACCCTTTCAACTGAATAAGACTCTATTGTAGCACTAAATCCATTTATTGTCAAATTTAGGCTACTGTCCAATTTAACAATTGATAGTAATGTAACTCATCATACTTTTTAGGGTAGCATGTGGCTTCAATACGTAATTGACCATTAGCAAATATCTTATCCCAAATATGTTTCAATGGGTTCTTTGGTTCAATTGTAATCAAATGAGCATTGTCATTACTATCCTTTAACCAATACTCAAAATATTTTACACGTTTGTTAGTTTTGTAAAAACTTGTTATAGGAGTTAGAGTAGTGATTTTATTAACACTATTTATATTACTGAAATTAGTTATATCTAAATTAACTTCTCTTTTGAACTGGTCAAATTGAACATCATATTCATAGAATTCAGGCAATCTATAAATGAGTGGTAACATTTCTTCTGTGATTTTTTTACTATCACCATGAATAAATTTGTTTAGGTCTTGTCTATAGGCAGATAACTTAACACTTTTAAGAGACCATAACATAATTTTTTTGCTAAAATAATCTCGTATCTCATTAGCACGAATCCTGTCAGGTTCTTCTATCTTTCTAAACAAGTTATCATCTAATAATGTGGTAATACCAGTTTGTATTGATTCGCTTTTTGTATCACGCAATCGTTTCCAAGCAACACTTAATGCTAGTATATCTTCAGTAGCTTCAATAACTTCATATCGTTTAACATAGTCGCTTCTATTAATATTTTTTAATAGGTTATTAAGATAAGTATCATCCAACGATAGTGAATTAATAGATAATGGATTGATAGAATTTATTCCACTACCCCCGCCAGTCAATGTTATTGTGTTACTGCTATATGTATTATTAACCAATTGTGATATCCTCCATACCGGCTGCTCTCAATCTAACAATATGACCTAACATAAAGTTTTTTGATTCTAATGCTTTCATTATGCCTAACCAACGATTTCTTAGTAATGCTACTTCATTGATAAGTGTTTCAAAATCTACTACTTCATCTTCACCATCAACATACTTTTCAGCATCACGGCTTGTCAATGCTCTATTATACGCTTCTAAATATTTTTGAAAATGCTTTCGGCGAATTTTCCGTAATTGAATGTTGAGATAGTTCAATACTGCTTCTATCTCTTGTAGTTGATTAAAACGATGTTCGGTTACTCCGGGTAATGCGGCAATGTTTTTTTCAACATTACCGTATACCCTTACCTCTTGTTTTGCAGATAATAATTCATTCTCGCAATGAGAGATGAAATCGGGTATCACAGCTAGATTAGTTGTGATCCTTGTATACCAATTTGACATTTAGTTCCAATCGTCTTGGTCTTCGTCTTCTTCTTCGTAGTCCTCATCAATCTCATCATGCTGTTCAGCATAACCTTTCAATGCTTTAAGCATTTCCTTGTCACCTTTAAAAGCATCTTTGATATCGTCGGTTTCGTAGTTGTTGTCAATCAATAGATTGATTAATGTATCTGCGGCATCACTACGGTCATTAAAATCAATGTGAGTGCGTAGTGCATCCCAAACTTCAGCAACAAAATCTAAACTCATTCTGTACCCTCCTCCTCAGGTGTTACAGTACTTATCTTTGATGTTGATTTTTGACTATACTCGGACATAACTATATCTAAGCAACCATCAGTATTAGCTTCCCAACCTTTACGAAACTTTTTAATGATTTCACCTTCAAGGGTTGTATACACAAGACTGTTACCTTCTTTCTTAACAAGTTCAGCTTTCTCAATCATGTCTAATAGACCTGAATAAGGGCTCATGCCTGTTTCATAAGGAATCTTAACTTGTACAGATTCAAATGGTTTCGCATAGCGAGTTTTCATAATCTTACATGCGGCACGAATACCACGTACATCACTAATCTTATTACCATCTTCATCTTCTTTGAGTTTTAGTTTCTTCATAGCAACTACAATGGAACTTGCGTAAACGAAACCTTGACCACCACTGATTTTATCATCTGGATCAAACATATCTTGTGAAGCATATGTGTGATTAGTAGCAACTAAGCCAATGCCTAGTGAACCAAACATATTAACACAGTTACGAACAAGTGCTGTTAGTGCTTTGGGTTTACGACCCATGTCACCTTTCATATCACCTGCTTCAAACTGATTAACGTCTGTTGGTGTTAGTAACATACCAAGACTATCAATTACAAATAATACCTTAGGACGATCTGTTTCTGGTAGTGCTTTATAATCTTTAACGAACATAGAAATAGTTTTTCCTACTTCGTCAATCATAGCCATGTTAAGTTTTAACAATTTACTGTCGTCTGTAGATACACCTAGCGCATGTAGCCACGCTTCATCCAGTGCATTTTCCGAATCTACTAATACTACAAAGATTCCTTGTTGTTGTGCGTGTCTAACGAGGTTGCCTGAGCAGATGAATGATTTTCCTGCTCCTGACTCTCCGGCAAAGACAGTAACTTTACCAAGAGGTACGCCTTTATTAAAGTCGCCACTAATGAGATAATTGAGAGCATAGTTACCAGTTGAAATCCAATCAGTAGGATCGTTAAATCCTATTGATAGACCTTCAATACTTTTTGTAATGTCCTTACGGAACTTACTGATATCAAATGGTTTTGCCATATTAACTTTCCACTTCCATGCTTAGTGCTTCTTTGATTACTTCAAATAGTTCTGCTTCTGTACTGCACATTACTTTACAATTTTTCCAGTCATTCTCTTTGTCTCTTCCACCCACTTCAATCATAAAGCCGTTATCATAACGATTTACAGTAAATGATTCATTTACTTTTGATAGTTTGTTTAATTTCTTAGCCATTTTATTTCCTTTATTTTACGTGTACACCATTAGTATATACACTAAATGTTTGCTTGTCTAGTATATCTGGACATTTCTCTGCAATAGATTCCAATTCCCAATCATTTGGGTAATGTCGTAATGCACCCCTTGCCCTATCTCTAATGATACTAGGAACACGAGGAGTTTTACCTGGATCGCATAATTCTTCCAATAGTTTTTTACCTTGCTTTATGGCGCGGTATCTTTCGTCACTTGTTGTCATAGAGTTCTCCTTAGGTAGGGAGCAAATGCTCCCTATTACCTTTTAAGACTTGCTTTGTCTAGCACGAATCATTGCTAGAATGTCTTGTGCTTTATCACTTGAAGGTTGTGATGTTGGAACCTTAATAGATTCGGCAGCTGCCATTGCATCTTCTTCCCATGGTGCTGAAGTTTCTGCTACGGGTGCTGTTGCGGGTGCCCTAGTTTCAGTAGTAGCTGTTTGTTTATCCGCTGTCGCTCCTGCAGGTGCTTCTAGTCCCCAAGGACGATAGTAACTACCCCAACGCTCTAAATCATATGGTTGACCGTCTACACTTGCGTCAAACATTTCTTTAATTACACGTAACTCTGCTTCTCCGGGACGCTTTGGCAAAAACTCTGCCAAATTATACAAGCCATGTGCTTCAATAGCTGCCTGCTCTGCTTCAGTCAATGCTGACTCTTTACGTGCCCAATTACTTGTTGAGTAATCGGCATATCCACCTTTACTTGTTTTCTTAATGTTTAAATCAAGACCACGCATAAAATCTGTTGGCAATTCTTCCATCTCAGGATCCATCAAACTTGCTTTAATGATTGTAAAGATTTGTGGACTAATAATGAATCTACGAATCGGGTTAGATGGTGTTTTGTCATCACCAATTGGATTTTGACGAACAAAACCTTGAAACAAGTAACTGCGCTTCTTCCAGTATTTGTTTGCTAACTCTTTCAATGTTTCATCTTTATACCAAGGACGAACTTCAGTTAAGATCGGGCATTGTGCTTTAGGATCATACATTTCTACACAAGGTACTTGAACTTCAATACGCTTGACATTAGGATCACCCTTAACTCCATTGAATGGAAGTTTAATAATTTGTCGTTCTACCCAAAAGTATGGGTTGTTACTATCTGCATCGGGTAATAGACGCAATGTGGCTGTTGTGCCTTCGTCCATATTCCAGTGGGGGTAGATAGAGTTATCTGATTGTTTCTGTGTTGAACCAGAAGTTGATTTGTTTTCTTGTGCCGCAATACGGGCACGAATCTCTGCTAATGATGCCATGATAAATTTCCTTATAAATTGAGATGGTCTCGTTTTTAATATTCGCCACTACCTATTAGTGACTAACACAAGAGTTAGTATAGCAGTACTAACTCTCAATGTCAATAGTATTTATGCCTGTTGTGGGCAAACACATTTTTTTCTATAGGTTTTTAACCCTTTTTGATGTAATCTAAACCAATGATGTTATCCAACATACGGGCATATGTTTTATCTAGGCTTTCGTTAAACATTTCTTGTTGAGCTGGTAATTCCCATAATTTATCTTTAACATTTTCTGCCCAAGGTATAACCTCATCAGGTGTCAACGGAGTCTTATCATTTCCCAAATTGTATAATAAAGGAATATATTCTTCTAATGTGTCAGCTATTTGTTTATCACTATAACCTTTTTCTCTTAAATCATTAGCATACCTTCCTTTAAACAGATTAAACAATCCTAAAAAATGTTTTGTTATCCATTCGTTATACTTAATATTACGATATTGGCGAGATGGTTTAGGAGTATAACCTTCTGTATAAATTATACTTTCTTGCACATTCGCAGGCATATTTTGTGTCTGTTGCGTGTTTTGTGTTTTTCTAGCACCACCCATTAGCCAAGGAACATCCGCTACATCTGTAGGAGAGGAGTCTATGTTAGTTATCTTCTGAATATGTTTATTAATAAAATCTAATTTTTTACTAACATCATTTTTCATTTTACCAATATCTTCTGCATCTTGCATAATACCGGCTCTTAAATCATACATGATATCTTTTTCTTTTTTCATCTTCTGTAATTCATTATCAAAGTTCTTAATATCTTTTTGATAATTGTTAATTATATCAGCATATTTTTGAATTTCACCAGCATGAGTTTGTTGCATGGTGCCAACTTCACCTTTTTTCTTATCAATATAGTTTGCAAATCTATTTTCTTTTTTATTTAATTCTTCTTGTGTTTTGGATAATTGGTTCTCAACTTTTTTGTACAAGTCATCACCAACTTCTTTTTGTTTATTAAGTGTATCTAATAAAGAATTTATTTTTTCTATATCTGCATTACTTACTGACGGATTAACAGTCATTGTTTTAATTTGTTGTGCTAATTGTTTGAACTTGTCTTGATCCATACCAGGTTTAGTTTTTAATGTTTCTAAATCTGCCTGAAGTTTTTCTAAATCATCAGCACTTAATTTTGCTTTACGTTTAGAGTCTGTGCCACCAGAAGTTAGCGTACTACTTAATTGTTTTAATCTTTCAACTTCACGATCGGTCTCAATTGATTGCTGTTCAAAATCTTGTAGTTCTTGTCCCAATGAATCTACTGCACCTCTTAAACGATCATTCTCACGCTTTTGTGTATCAATTAATTTGTTTTGTACTGAATCAGTTTTTTCCTGAGTGGTCATTTGATCAGCAATATACAATGTCAATGCTTGTTGGCTATCATAACCAGGATATTTATTCCTAGCTTGATATATTAAATCTTTATCAACTGGTAACCCTTTAACCGTACCCTGATCAGGTTTTTCAGCTTCACGTAATAATGATGAAATCTTCATGTGTTCTATCCAAATCTTATTTTTTAATTCCAGCAATATGTAGTATTCTTGCTAAATCCTCTGAACCTTCAGCTACTGATTCTTTAGTATAAGGTGTATCTAATTTTTTAACAGGAGGTTTTGGAGTAGGATAATATCCGGTCTTGGCCTTGTTTGGCGTGCCTTTAATAGGAGGATTATCTACTCTTTTCTTAGTAATATCAGTCTCTTCCCCTTCACCGACTAGATCACCAATCGTTGCTGGCTTGTTTGCCTTAGGACCTTTGTTGCGCCATTGACCCGCTATACCTGTAGCATAGTTACCCGCAAATTCACCTTCTGCTACTTTTTTAGTTCTAGTTCTAGTTCTTTTCTTGGGCATTTCTATTGTATTATCGGCTGCCGGTTCTTGCGTTGATTGAGTAGTTTGTGGTGATACTTCTTGTGCTAATTGGTCAAATTTTTCTTTGCCATACATAGCTAGTTTAGGTCTACGATCCTGTCTTACTGTTTTAATTTTATCTACTATTTGATCTATTTCTTTTGAAACTTCTCCACCTAATGGATTAGCACCTTTATTAGCCTGAGCGATGGCTGCCGAAGATTGTCTTCCTGTTCTCATTGGTGCAGTAGTATTACTTATAAAATTAGAATCTTTATATTGGTTTGGATTAGAAAGGTCTTTAGTTTGTTGACCACTTGATTGATCCCATTGACCAGTCATTGGAGCATCTTTCCATGATCCTTTGTATTGGTCAGTTTCTTCCCATCCACCATTTGCTGTTTTCTTGTATACTGGGGGTAAACCTGCCGCTTGTTGTGCCGCATTTACCTTTTCTGGATTAATTCCGTGTGGTAATCCAGAAGCTTGTGAATATTGTGTAGTAGATTGTCCTTGAGCATTATTAGGAGTAGCGGCAAATGATTGACCTTGTTGCTTTCTTTGAATAGCAGGTATACTTCTATCTGCACCTTGCCAAACGTTTGTATTTGTTCCAGCTGACGGGCCTTGTACAAAGTTCTTCATTAGATTAGTAACAGTCTCTTGTGGTACACCAGCATTAATCATAACTTTGGCAACAGCATCACTATCTGTAGGACTTTGGGCTTTCTTCCATGCTTGTAATAACTTATCAGCAGTAATTTTAGTTGTTAGATTTTGACCTTTTGTTCTAGCCCAATTTGCTGTTTTGCCGGCTGCACCTTTGAGAGTATCCATGATACCTTCATCAATACGTCTTTGTCTTTCAACAATTTTACCTATCAATAAAAAGATTTGTGATTCGGATAGTTGAATACTTTCATTTACTGGTGAATTAGCAAGTGCCGCCAGTGCCTCTTTGCCTGCCGCTATAGCTTTTTGGCGTATTCCACGACGCATAGGTTGATCAGCATACTGTTGCATTACTTTTTGATATGCTTCTTGGAATGCAGGATTTGCCCTTTGTTCGGGAGTTAAACCTGATACTGTATTAGAAGCCGGAGTATCTTGTGCTGAGCCAGGCATTCCGGTTCCCACTGCGTCATTGTTACGAGGATTTATTCCAACATCGTCAGGTTTATCTGCATAATATGCGGCATCAGCCTGATCTTGCATTCTAAATAAATTCTGATTACGCATTTGGTTAATATCTGCTTGGCTCAAACCTGCTGTAGCAGCCTGATTAGCTGATATCTGATCATACGGATATTTGCCTGCACCAATCTTGTTCCATGTATCGGCAGCGGTGCCTACACCACCTTGATATGGACTTGAACCAGTCGCACCGGGTATATTTAATTTTTGACCAACATTTATTCTATCTGGATTAGCTACTTTAGGTGCAGTCTTTACATCATAGTCTTGTTGTACACCAGTACTCGGTGGAACTGCGTCACCCATTGGGTTAACATCAGATAATGCATTAGGATCATTCCATGTCATTGATTGACCAGAAGGAGTTACTGTTGTTGCGCCGTTATTGGCTTTCATTAATTCTTCAACACTAACTCCATACTTTTGAGCAATTTGACTTAATGTGTCACCCTTTTTAACTACATAGTCAGTACCATTGGGTAATTTGACACTATCAATATTGTCGGGTAAAGGAGCTTTGGGATTTTGAAAATACTGAGCAAGTTGACTTGCACCATATGCCAATCCACCAGTCTTTACACCACTATAAGCGGCGCTAGTAAATTTATCACCTTGCAATAACTTATCCGTCATTTTAAATAAGCCTAATGCTGCCGCGCCACCGACGCCTGCACCACTTAGACCAATTGCGGCAATAAGTGCGGCATATATTACACCTTGTGCTATAGGATGTTTCTTAGCAAAGTCACGGTATTTCTGTACATACTTCATTGCACCCTGATCACCGCCAGTTGCTTGTTTTAATCGTTGTGCTATAGCATCATATTTTTTCTCAAACCCATCAATAGGTTTTGAATTCTGTGCTTTAGTTTTTAATTCTTCCCAAGCTTGACCTACAGCAGATGCGGCATCTTTGCCTTTACCAATCATTGTACGATTAGTACCACCTGCAGTTTCAATGTTTTGTGCATACTGAAAGATTTGTTTGATTTGATCTGGTGTTAATTGTGCTTCAACTATTTTACGACCAGCACTTTCCCACAACTTATAGGTGCGGGTTTCAGTAATCATTACTTTAGGTTTTGTGTAATTTTCTTTAAACATATCGTGTTTCTCTTATTTACGAATTAAATGTTTAATAAAATCAAGTTCTTCTTGACCTTCTGTTACAGGTTTTTCTTTATCGCTAAACTCAGCACGAATGTTTTGCTTTGTTTTCTCACTAGCACCTTTACGACCAGCGTCTTGTAGTGCTAGCATGCCAGGTTCACCGTACTTCTTAATACCGAAGGACGCTTGTAGTGCGCTTTCATCAACTTCTTCGCCGGATCTGAATTTTTTAACCATTGCTTTAAGTGCTTCAAGTTTGTCATCAGGTACATCCATAAAATGGTTATGTCCCATTTTCTTTGATGCCTTACCCAACGCAGTAAAGTGATCCATTTTATCATTGTTTTGCTTTGGTTCATTTCTTAATGAACTGTCAGCTTGACCCATGTCAACTTCATCAGTACGCTTCTCCACATCACTGTATGCCATGCTTGGTTTACCATTTTCTGGATTACGAACACCTGCTTTATCTTTCAAGTCTTTTAGTAAATCTTCTTTGTCGCCACCGGTAACAAATTTGTCAAGTGCTTTGGCACCTGTTTTAACAACATCTTTAACTTTATCAAACATACCTTCATCAACTTCTTTGTCTAATTGGTCAGCAAAATGAGCAAGTGCCGGACTCTTTCCTGCCATGTATGCATCTACGGCTGCACCTTCGTCAATTAAGTTATCAGCCCACTCGCTTAATTCATTAACTTCTTTCATCTCAGCTACTTTTTTATGTAACTTACTTAATATTGGCATTACACTTTCAATACGTGGGTCTAATGTCTCTTGTACAAACAACTCATTCAAGTTGTTTTCTTCTGTCTCATCTTCCATTAATGGAGGAGTGTATGATTCAAAGTACGCATTGTAACCACGTGCACCACGCATCTTGCTTAATGATTCTTTTAAACTTTGATAGTGGTTAATACCTTCATTAACTAATTGTTGTGCTGATTCATTGAATTGATTATTACGTGTGGCACGAACAAAAGCACCCATCTTGTTATATTCTTCACATAGACCTACAATATGATTCCAACGGTCATCGTGTGGTAAACCACCTTCAGCCAAATGACGGGCGTATATTTGAGCAACTCCTGGTTTAGTTGTAGGAGCAAGAATTCTTTCACCTTGTGTATTTTCTAAGAAGATACGGTTTACATTACGATAACGTTGTTCACCTTCTTCAATTTGACGGCTATGTTCAATAACAATCTTAATTGTTGGAATATTGTCATTATAACTAGCTTTTTTACCCATTGGATAGTAGCCTTCTGATATTCTTTCTTGCTTTTTCATATGTTCCCTTTTTGCCATATCGTATTTTAAATGGTCTCTATTCTTAACCTCAAAACTTAGTTGGTGTTGCTGTGCAAAACGCTTTAAATGATTCAATAGTTT